AGGTCGGCGGCAGCTTCCCCGGTTCCGGCACCGGCAGCCTGTGTGTCGAGATTCACGAGTTCGCCCACGCCCTTGACTACAACTTCCGGGAGAACGGCCAGGCGATCAACGCACTCCCCGAGTGGCAGCAGATCGTCAAGGATATGACGCCCTACGTTGACTCCTACAACCAGAAGCCCCAGGAACTGTTCGCCGAGGGACTGACGGCGTTCCTGTGGGATAAGCAGGCCCGCAGGCGGATGCTCCAGGGGCCACCCCAATGGCGCCGCATGGGTGCGTTCTTCCAGGCCCTCATGGACGACAAGCGCGGACCGGAGCAGATCACGAAGTCCCTCTGGGTTCCAGCCTGGGCCGGTGAGCTGAAAAAGAGCCAGGCCGCCGGGAGGAAGGGCGAGGAGACGGTCCCCGAAGGCTGGGTGTGGAAGCCCGGCCAGCAGTTCCCCGCGCCGGACGGCAACGGGTTCATCATCGTCGACGGCTACGGGCCCGAGGAGGCCCCGTAAGGAGAGACACCATGGCCGATACTGTCGCAATCGCCCTGACGGAGACCCTCACCGAGGGCACCACGACCCAGACCACCAAGCGGACCTTTAACGTGTCCGACGCCACCATCACCCAGTCGATCGACGACAAGTTCACGGTCGCCACCGGCGCCACTGACCTGGCCGTGGATTTCGACGGGTTCGGGAGTGTGAAGTATCTCACTCTGACCTTCTCCGCGCCCCTCACCGTCAAGATCGGCAGCAACACCGCACCGGCCCTGGCGTTCCCGGCCGGCGGCGTCCTCTGTATCGCGGGCGCGACCGTGTCCGCCATCTATGTCACCAACGCCGGAACCGCTCCGGTCACGGTCACCCGCGTGGCCGCGACGCCGTAATTCACCCTTCAGCCGGGCGCACCGGCCGCCGATAACCATGAGGCGCGTTTCTTCGGAGACGCGCCTTTCTTGCCTGTGGAGGAGAGCATGGCCTACAAACCCACGGAGGACCACCTCCCCGAGCGGGACCAGACCTTCCTGGCGGCCCTCCGGGACAAGTTCCTGCGGAGCTTACTGGGGAAGGTCGGCCCCAATTCGGTCCGCGGCCACATCATTGGGAAGATCCTGGAGCAGGCCGAGCGGCGCGGTATCTCCTGGCACGCCGTCCTGGCGCAGCAGCTTCCGGTCACCGTGGAGGCCGCCGAGCGGCAGATCCCGCTGACCATGGCCGATCGGCTGGCGATCCACTACGCCGAGCAGCACGCCGCGGCGACCATCACCCAACTGGCGGACGACACCCTCGCCGCGGTCCGGTCCCAGGTCGCCCAGGCCCTTGCCGCCAACACCCCGCCGAAGGAGCTGGCCCGGCAACTGTTCGACCGGTTCGGTGAGGCCAATCTGGACTGGCGGCGGATTGCCCTCACCGAGACCGCCGCCGCGGTCAGCAACGGCTACCTGACCAGCCTGCCGGAGTGGACCATTGTCGTCGGTGACAGCTCCGCGGATGCCTGCGATTGGTGTAAGGCCCACATCAACATGCGGGCCTTCCGATCGCTCCGCGAGGCCCCCGAGCCGGCGGCCGGCGACCAGTTCAGCCAGGACCAGAGCGACCACTACGTCTGGCCGGGAAAGACCAATTTGGGGCGCAGCCGTCACCCGGTCGACCGGACCGGCGTCAGCCGCAAGCCGCATGAGCTATGGCACCCCTGCATTCCGGCGCACCCGCACTGTCGCTGCCGCTGGCGCCGGTTGATCGAGAGCGTTGAAACCATCCGGCCAGGAACTAACCTGGTCGTCCCGAAATGAGAGGCAAACTACCGAACATGGCAAACCATACCGAGGAAGCGGAGGCCTCCTTCCGCCTGTCTCCCGCGTTCCTGAAGCGATACAGGGACCGCCGGCCGCCGTTTGGCTTCAACGGCCTGGGCGCCCTCGTCTACCAGCGGTGCGTAACCGTAGAAACGCAGGTGCTGTGCGGAGACTTCACATGGCGCCCTGCGGGGAGCCTGAAGGTTGGGGATCCGCTCATCGCCTTCGATGAGAACCTGGACCCGGAAACGCGAGAACGCTACCTCTGCCAGGCCGAGGTCACGGCCAACAGCATTGAAGAAGCGGAGTGCGTAGGGATCGAACTGGAGGACGGGACCGTTTTATACTCCACTCCAGACCATCCCTGGTTGGCGAAAGCGGGGGGAGGCATGGCTTGGGTCCATGCGAAGGACCTGGCTGGCGGCCCGAGAGGTGCGGCTATCTACCTCCCCCGGTTTTCGGATGTGTGGGAGAAGGACAACTCCTACGAGGGGGGCTATCTCGCCGCCGCGTTTGACGGGGAGGGCAGCCTGGACAGAGGCCATGCTCTGGCCTTTGTCCAGAACGACAACACGATGTTGGGGGCTGTGGAGGACTACCTAGCCTCCAAAGGGTTCAAGTTTTCCGGGCGCTACAAAAAGGGAGGGGTGAGCGAGTCTTCCTTCAAATCGAACAGACCGTGCTACCAAGTGACCCTCTACGGTCGGGGCCAGGTCATGCGGTTTCTGGGGGCTTTTCAGCCGAAAAGGTTGGCAGCCCTCTACCGGGAGAGAATGAGTAAGATTTCGTTGCGGATAGATCAGGAAAACCACGTGAGGGTTGTTCGCGTATTCCCCGCCGGAACGAGACAAATCGCGGTTCTATCCACCAGTTCCAACACGCACTTCACGGCCGGCTTCCCGAGCCACAACACCTACTCCAGGATCAAGCCGAACGGGAAGAACGAGGTCTGGTGGGAGACGGTCCGCCGGGTCGTCGAGGGAACCTACCGGATGCAGGAGCGGCACATCAAAGCCCACGACCTCGGCTGGGACGCGAAGAAGGCCCAGGCCTCCGCCCAGGAGATGTATGACCGCATCTGGAGCATGAAGTTCCTGCCGCCGGGCCGCGGCCTCTGGGCCATGGGAAGCGACCTCACCGAGAAGCGCGGCCTCTTTGCCGCTCTCAACAACTGTGCCTTCCGAACCACCGCCAACATCGCCGAGGAGGGCGCCGAACCCTTCTGCTGGCTCATGGACGCCTCCATGCTGGGGATCGGCGTGGGCTTCGACGTGAAGGGGGCCGGGACGCTTATCGTCCAGGGCGACCACTTTGGTTGCGACAGCCCGGAGGAAGTCTACATCATCCCGGACACGCGAGAGGGATGGGTTGAGAGCGTCCGACGCCTCATCAACAGCTTTCTCTTCGGCACCCGCCGAGTTCGGTTCGATTACAGCCGGATCCGTGACGCCGGAGTTCCGATTGAGGGGTTCGGCGGCGTTGCTTCCGGCCCTGGACCGCTGAAGGAGTTGCACGAAGCCATTCGGGCGGTCCTGGAGCGGAACGTAGGATTGCCGATCAGTCAGACGACCATCGCTGACCTGATGAACCTGGAGGGCAGGTGTGTCGTGGCCGGAAACGTCCGGAGGACAGCCGAGATCATGTTCGGCGACCCGGACAACGAGGAATACCTGCGCCTTAAGGACTATCGGTGGGACAACGAAGCCGGAGCCTTCGTCGGCAGCGCAGCACACCGGGCCGGCTGGGGTTGGACCTCCAACAACTCCGTCTTTTGCCAGCTCGGCCAGGACTACACCCGCGTGGCCGCCCAGACGGGGACGAACGGGGAGCCGGGTTATGCCTGGCTGGATAACATGCGGAAGTTCGGCCGGATGATCGACGGACCGAACAACAAGGACCACCGGGCGATGGGCGGCAACCCCTGCCTGGAGCAAACCCTGGAGGACCAGGAGCTGTGCTGCCTGGTCGAGACCTACCCGCACAACCACGCCACCCTGGCGGATTACCAGCGGACGCTGAAGTTCGCCTACCTCTACGCCAAGACCGTCACCCTCGGCAAGACGCACTGGCCCGGCACGAACCGCGTGATGCTCCGCAACCGCCGCATCGGCACGAGCATGAGCGGCATTCAGCAGTTCATCGCCGCCCGCGGCCTGGAGGAGTTCCGCCACTGGTGTGAGACCGGTTACCAGACCATCCAGCACTACGACCGGATCTACTCCGACTGGTTCGCCGTCCCGCTCTCGATTAAGTCGACCAGCGTGAAACCGTCCGGGACGGTGTCCCTCCTGGCCGGAGCAACGCCAGGGATGCACTGGCCGGAGGCCCTCCACTACGCCCGGCGCGTCCGCCTGTCGATCCACTCCGACCTCGTCGAGCCGCTCCGGGCGGCGGGTTACACCCTGGAGCCGGCCGTCGGCAGCGAGGACACCACCCTCGTCGTCGCCATCCCCGTCGCCCTCGACGACCAGGGCGGGCGCCTGCGGACCGTCGACCAGGTGAGCCTGTGGGAACAGGTCGCCATGGCCGCGTTCCTGCAAACCTGGTGGGCGGACAATCAGGTTAGCTGCACCGTCACGTTCCGCCCGGAGGAGGCCGGCCAGATCGCGCCCGCCCTGGACTATTTCCAGTATGCCCTCAAGGGCATCAGCTTCCTCCCCAGGGCCGAGAAGGGGGCCTACCCGCAGATGCCCTACGAAGCCATCACCGCCGCGGAATACGAAGCCATGGCCGCCGGCCTGAAGCCCCTGGCGT